CTTGTATCATTTACTATCCCATTTAAATAATTTAGTAATAATATCAATCAATGTTTGATAAGACTTAACAATTCCTCGTTGTTCAATTTGCATCTTTTTTTGTTGGTCTATCAATTTTACAATAATTCCTTCTAATCTGTTAAATTTTTCATGTATATCCTTAGTTAAATCTTTTTGGATATATTGATTTTGTTTCCATATAAAGAATCCAAAAGCCATAGCTACTGCTACAGGTATTCCAAATTTTTCTATTATCTCTATTGGATTCATTTATTCCCATCTATAACTTCACCCCATAATGAGGTCATTCCATTTATAATTTGTATAACATGGACAGTAAATAACCCGCCGTTAAAGAAATCAACAATGGCAAATGCATGGCTCCAATTATGTTTTCTACCACCAAGCCATGAATTTTGTTCTTGTGACATATCTTTGAGACAACCCAAGCTCCAAGCCGACTTTTGACCATCAATATGAGTAACTGAGCTTTGTTGAATATCATGATGATGTCCGTACATAATATTGCATCCTAACCTCGTTAGATGATTTCGTGTGTGTTGTATACCAGCAAAGTGATGTCCATGATACATTACTAGCTTTCCAATTTTTAGATATTTGCCCGCAGGGTAATATTCGTACCCTCTTTCCTTTAACTTTACGCATTTATCAAACCTATACCTTTCTAAATATGGATGTTCTTCAACAAATCTATTCATCCAATCATCGTGATTTCCTTCTGTGATATATTTCTCTTTACAATTTACTTTGTCAAGAGATTCATCAATCATATCCATCCCTTTATTAACATCTATAACATCTTGCTCAATAAAGGGCAATTGGTATTCCAAAGGCGGACGTTTTCTCTTTTTCCATTGCCAATGAGAGCTTCCATGCCATTCTCCCACATCACCCAAATCAACATATATATCGGGTTTAACAATTTCAATTGTTCTTTTCACACAATTTATAGCTGCTAAATCAGCTAATGGAAAGTGCTTATCAGGTGTGACAATAGCGCGTTTAACAACGCCTTTCTTTTTTCTACCCATTTCAAAAAACTCCTTTAAAAATTTGCTCCAAAAAATGTTGCATTATACAATACCTCATCATCGCCACCAGGGTCATATCCTGCATAACTTCCACTTGACTCCCATCCATCAAGATGACTCCAATCTTCTACTCCAAATGAAGTACTAACATCGCTTGACATTTTACATGCATATACCGACCTACCTTGCCATGAAGCCCTGGCAAAACCCGATGTAACAT